GAGGGCTTTTTTGTATTCTGATACTTTTTTTGTTTGCACTTTGTTTGCACCAAATTCAATCTAATTTAGATTAATTCAAATATAACAGATGTTAGATAACACTTTTTTAAAAAATTTCTAACTTAAAAAGCAGGAAATTAATCCTGCTTTATTTTTTTTATAATTATACATTCTTTTTCATCATCAAAGACTATTTCAGCTTCTCTATTTTCAACTGAAAAGCCCAATTTATCAGCCCAAGACTTTGGAATACTTATCCTGGTTGATAAACTTCCATGTCCATCTTTATTAAATATCATCTTTACTGTTCTAATTTCTTTTCCCATTCCTTCCACCTCTTTTTTAAGAGGCTATCAAATTTTTTCAAGTAAGTCAACTATTATTTTCTCATCATCTGAAATAAGATGAGTATATGTTGCTATTGTGAGAGCTGGATCAGCATGTCCTAGTCTTTTTTGAACTAATTGGATTGGGACTAAATTCCTAATCAACATAGTAGCATGACTATGCCTTAATCCATGTGTAGATATTTTTACTCCTAAGAAATGTGCAGACTTTTTTAGCAACTCTTTTGCAAAAACTGTTGTTCGAGGACTTCCATCTTCATAAGAAAACAAGAAATCATCTCTGTTTTTATGCTTTAGTTCAATAAAATCTTTTAATTTCTGTGCTAGATTCTTATCAATCTTTATAGTTCTATTAGAGCAGGGAGTTTTGGTTGGTGCCAACTCCCATTTTCCTTTTATATCACAGTATAGCGATTGATTTATTCTAATTTCATTACTATCAAAATTTATTTTATAAACCTGTAAGGCTTTTGCTTCTGAGTGCCTTACCCCTGTTTTAAACAATAATTCTAAGAATAAAATTTTCTCATCTAAATCTGTATGTCTAGTTTGTTCTTTTGCGATTTTTATTAATTGTTTGAACTGATTTTCTGTAATAACACTAATTGCAAAAGTATTTTTAGCTTTTATATGTACTATGTTTTTGTAAAAGTCTGAATCAATGTATCTGTTCTTATAAGCATAATCAAGAACATTCTTACATCTAGCACTCCAATGAGCTACAGTAGTTTGAGAAAGTTTTGATAACATATTGGCTAGGTGATTTTCTATTGTTTCTTTTTTTATGTCTTTTATATTTAAATCTAATAGTTCTTTACATTGATATAAAAATGATTTTTTATGACTAATAGATGTACTTTCTCTAACAGATAATCCCCAGCTTTTAAAATATTCTTCTGTTACTTCTTTGAAAGTCATTTTAATCACGACCTAATTTTTTAAGAATTTCCATTTTTTTACTTTCTAATTTTTGAATTTCTTCTTCTATTTTTATTAGATCTGCTTCTAAATCTGTGTCCTCTTGAACTATTCTTACTCCTTGACATTCTTCTATTTTAGTATAAAGATTTTCTGGAATTTCAACTCTTATTACAGTGTCTTTATATGCTGAAAGTCTTGGATTTTTTGTTGAGCCACCTCTACTAGGGAAACCTCCAGAAATTACTATTACTCCTTCTTTTAAAGTTACTTCACTATCTCTTGTTTTTCTTGTTATAATAACTAAATCACCTATTTTTAAATCTTGTCTATCTGTATCATCATATTTATCTACATCAATTTCTACGATTACTTTTCTAGTATAGCCTTCTCCATCAGTACCATATATATCTTTTAAAACTTCTCTTACTAAGCTTTCAACTTTTTCATCAAATACCCAGTGTTCTCCATCCCATTTACCTTGAAGATTTTTAGCTTTCTTTATGAAAGTTGCATTATAAGTTGTTGTTGTATAAATTTTTCCTTCTCTTTTTTCTAATTTTACCATTATTATCACTCCTTGTTTTTTTATTTAGAAGTGATATAATTATCTTGCTGAAGGAGTAACTATATCACTTCTTGAAATGGATTTACTATTTATTTAGTAGATCCTTTTTTAGTTATTTCTTTCACATGCTTCTACAAAACTTTCTGCTTCTTTTAAAGTATTAAACCTTTGAGCTATTCCCATATTTTGAGGATACATCAATTTATATTTTGCTTTATCTCCTGCATAAAGTGCATAGTTAATTAATACATACCCTTTCTTATTCGCTTTTTCTTGAACACTTAAAAATCTTTTCATTTTCTTTCCTCCTAATTTTTATTTACCGTTACGGTATTTCTATACGAATATAATATCATATTACCGTTACGGTGTCAACACTTTTTTTAAATTTTTTTACACTGCTTCAACCCACTATAAATTCGCGAGTTTAGTGATGTAAAAAAAGAATTTTTCCAAAATAATTTACAATAAAAAAAAGAGGGGCAGGACAAAATCCTACCCCATTACTTTATGATTTTTTTAATCTCCTCCATATCTTTTTTTAATTCTGTTTGGTCCTTTTGCATTGCTTCCAACTGGTCTACTATCTTCTGCATAGTAGTTCTATAAATTTCAAATGTCTTACTATCTTTCCATAGAAAATACAGTAAAATAGCCCCTACTACACCATATTCTAATAAAGTTTTTTCCATATACACCACCTACAATCCTAATATCTTATTCCAATAAGTATAATATTCCTTAGCCTCCTTAGTTCTGTCCACAATAGCTCTATCCTTATATCCCTCATTTTGCAATTTACTTTTCCAGAATGTTGCTCCAAAATATTTAACAGCTGCATAGAATTTCCTTACAATTCTACTATCAACACCAGTTTCTTTCATAATATGTCTAAATATTTTATCTGCTAAGGTACGATTAATTCCTGTATTATTGTATACAGAGTATAAATAATCGTGGACCACTGCTGCATTAATATATTTGCCATAAGGATTATACAGCCATTGTAAACTCTTAGGGACAGAAGCCCCATCCGTTATAAAAGATTTGGGTACTCTTATTAAGTACCCATTTACATCATAAACATACTCTTCTAGCAAAATTGCCTTACCATTTGAAATTGGATCCAGGATTAATTTAGTTTTCTCCATCTTCCTCATTTCCTTTTATATCTACCTTAGAGCCTTTTCCAAATGTATTTGATATTCTTTGTAATGTTCTTTCTATTGCATCTATAATACTTTTTTTGTTTATTACAGGAACTATCATTAATCTTACATACCAAGGCATTAAAGTTATGGCATTTTGAATATAAGCAATTGCTGCTGCTAACTTTTTTTGACCCTCTCCCGAATTAAATGATTGTTCTGAAAGTCTTATTGCCTTTTCCACTGTATCTGCATATTTCTTTTTAGATATTACCATAACTATAATAAATCCCAAAGCTAATGCTATTCCAATCCACCCTTGTTTTGTAATAGTACCAATATAATTTTTTACTAATTCCATACTTTTACCTCCTAAAATTTTTAATATTTTTTTATAATAACTGTCTGGCCAGACTATTTATTATTTAAAAGCTACCTTATCTGCTCCTTTTATTTGCCAGTGTGGAGCATCCTTAAATGATTTCCAACAATTTCCACCCCATTCAATGCTATATTTTTCTAACAATCCAGCATTTTTAGCTGTGTTATATATGTCTTGATAGTAATGGAAATCTTTCCAACTTCCCTTATAAACTATTTTTTCAATTTCTTTTTCTACTTCTTTCCCATTTTCTTTAACTTTTTCTATAACCTTTTCTGTTACCAGAACGCCAATATCTACAGCATAACCTAACCCATCGTATTTAACTTGGTGATTAGATTTTTGCTTATACCCGTCTACTTTAGTTACTTTTATTCCTTTCACTGTTCTACCTTGCTGATACAATTTATTTTGTTCCTCAGCTGTTCTAACCCCAGCAGTTATTTTAAAGTTCCAGGGGCTTATTTTTATGAGTTCTGTCATAAAATTTACCAGGTTTGGATGAACCCCATTTAATTTATCCAAGCTGGTTTGTGATAAAATGTACATACTTATCATCTCCTTTATAAAAATTATTAAACTGACCTCGTAATTTTCCATTTAAAGCCATAGATAAAAGATTGTTCTTTAATGTAGGCTCTGGTGATGTTAATTCACCTAAAGGGATTGTAAAATATTTAGGTA